GGACCAAGTTAGCGCAAAAGTGCATCAACTCGACAATTCCAGAGGTTCATATGGTCGGGGCGGCGTGATTCGAACACGCGACCCTCTGGTCCCAAACAGGTAGCGCTACGAAAATTCCGTTGAGTTTCATGGGCTGCGATGTCACCGGTTTACCTTCCGTTCACGCTCCTGCCCCTCGTTTCTTGGGCGAAGCTTGGGCGATTGAGCGGCCGCCGCGCCGGATTGAAAGTCTGGGTGATGGTGGCCGTAATAGCGCTCTAGTGTCTCGACGCTCATGCCGAGATAGCCTGCCGCCTGCCACCGGTCGGTACCGGCCTGCATTTGCCACGTCGCCGCCGTATGCCGCAGGCTGTGCGGAACAACCGTTTCGGGGAGCGCTGCCGCCTCGCACGCGGTGCGCCAGGACCGGCGTAGTTTGCCAACGGAGGCGCCCTTGAAGTTGACCACGTGGACGGCGCCTCGGGCCGCGTCGAGCCGCTGCCATCGCCGCAGATGAGGCAAGAGCCGAGCGTGAATCGGCGCGGGGGGTTGCCGCTTTTTCGTCTCCCGATTCGTCAGCCCTTTGCGGTAAAGCACTCTATGATCGAGATCGAACCAGCCGCCCTCAATCGAGGGTAGCCACTTGACGCGGAGAATGGCGCCGGGCCGCGTTCCGGTATAAAGGCCGATGAGAGCAAAGCGGGCAAGGTGCTGGGCGTCAGGATTGCGCCAGGCGGCCCATATGAGCCGCGCGGCGTCGGAACGGGAAAGCCAGTCTTCGCGGCGCGGCGGCTTCTGCGGCAGCTTCACAACCGGCAAAGCGGAAAGCGTGTATTCCGCGTGATAGAAATTGAGCGCGGCGCGGAGCGTTTCGAGGTCTTTGCGCGCAGTGCCTTCCGAAACGCGCCCGCGCGGTCCCAGTTGCGTCATGCGCCAGGTCACATAGTCTCTGCAGGCTTTGGGCTTGATCTCGATCGCGCGCTTCCCACCCCACCATTCAAGCAAATATCCTGTCTGGTAGAGAATCATATCGGGCCGCGCGACGTGCTCGACCTTCTCTTTGAGGTAAAAATGCAACAGGTCTGCAATTAAGACCGTAGAGGGATCACTGGAGCCGGTTGGCTGGTATTTTTCGGTGAGGTACGCGCGAAGCGATGCTTCAGCTTGTTCAAGGTCCCTCTCGCCGCATCCTGTGCCAATCTCGTTTCCACGGTCGAGGATAACCCAGACGGACTCGCGACCATCCCGCTGGCGGAGGTAGAGCCGAGCGCCTTTTGCTTTCCTTGGCATGGTTTAAACTCCGAACGCTGAAGCATCTCGATCACGTCGCGGCGGCACACTAGGATGAAACGGCCCGGCCGCACCGCGCGCAAGCGGCCATCGCGGATCGCCTTGCGAAGTGTAGCGACGGTGACACCCGCAGGTGCCGGAAAGAAACGCTGCGCAGCTTCCGCGAGCGGCAAATATTCATCGAATTCAAGGGGATTCCCATCCATAGGGTTTCATCACAATCATCTCCGGTCAGGCTGGTTCAATGCCAGCGCTTTCGTCGCGGCGCCTGTTCGCGGGCCGCTCGCGTTATTCTGAGAGGTGCCGACGCCATGCCGCGAGGACGCGGCACAGTGTTGCGGACATGGCTCTATAGTCCCGCCGCGGTCGCGGCGAGGTTAAAAGGGAGTAGCGCTTTGGTTCCGGTGCGGTAGCGCTTCGGCTCACGGCAGGGGTTAGGGTGGCTTCAAGCGCATCGCGCGCGGCCCTCCTTCGCCTTGAAATAGCGCTCGATAGCACTGCGGCGGGCATAAAGCATTCCGCCTGGCTTCATGCGAAAAACCGGGAAGCCCGCGCTCTCAATGAGATGATAAAGCTGGCGGGTGGTGATGCCGCAAAAGCAGGCTATCGCCTTACCGCCGCGCAATAGGTCCAGGTCGGGTACGCCAGTCATACCCGTATAGTCGCGCACGGCCACGTGGCCGCTCGATGCCAATTGCATGTGTGCCTCTGCCCAAAACGCGCCCGTGGGGCGCTAATGCTTCGTCTTGCCTGCGGCCTCCATCATGAGCGCGATGCTGTAAAGACGAAGGAACGCGCTCCCCAACGCATACCGGAAACGCAACCGGGCCAGCGCCACCGGATCATCGAGCGGGAGATCGGCGAGGCCATAGCCTGCCTCTTCGCGCGGCCGTACGTCTTCTGCGCCCTTGCTTGAGTCTTTCGCCATAGTTCCGTCCCCGCTTCCACAACACAAAGCGTTTGACCGCCGCTATGATTCCGCCTAACCACAAATCCCGCGCGGTATCCTTGACCCACTCTTCGCCTTGTTCCTCGACAAGTTGCAGGAGGTAGGCCTCACGGCCAGGACTTCCAGCGAGACCACCGGGCAGCTCGCCTTGGCGGTCATCGCGGAACGCTTCCGCTTCACCTTCAAGCCATTCGGGTAAGCCCCCATTGCGGGAACCGGGAGCGGTCATTGCAGCACCTGGCCTTCGAAGCCGAAAGTGTTGTCCAGCGCGTTGCCTGTTTGATCGAGATCGCGAAGCGCCAAGACAATAGAGGCGAGGCCCGACGCTTTGAGGATTTTTGCACCGCGCAAGGATGAGCGTGAAGGCCGTTCTACCGGCGAGACGAAGCGAGCTGCAATGCCTTGAACGTCACCCGTTCCGATGCGGAGCTCCGCTTCAGTTGGATTGGTAAGAATCACGAATTCGGCCCGGTCCTTCAGAGTCTCGTGCGGATCGCGCCGGAAAATGAATTCAAGGGCCTGCAAGGCGTTTGCGCCGGCAAAGGCTTCCGAGCCGCGCCCCTCGTCGCAAGGGCAGTACTCAAGTGCACGAAGCGCCTTTACGAAGCCGACGCAATTGGCAACCGAGTTGGACATGAGCGCGGCTGTGGCGATTGATGCGGTCCCGGCGTCCGCCATTTCGATGCCGAAGGCCTTCCGAAGAGGGGGCAGATAGGCGATAGCCGCATCCGGTCGCATGCCGAAAACTGGTGCCATCCGCCTGAACAGCATGGGCGCTGGTTTCAAACTCGCCTCCTCTTGAATTGAATTCGCGAATTGGCATTAGGCTAGTGTGATTCTAGTGTTCCTAAATCGCATTTTGTTTTTCCTTCCACCGCATTTTCACGGGAAAGCGTGTTAGGCCGCACAAAGCGCGCGGATGCCAGCGGCGAGGGTGTCGAGATCGCGCTCAAAAACGTGGTTCAGAAACATTGCCGAGTCGGAAATGTACGCGTCGGCGTGCTCATCGCAGCCGAAAAGAACCAGCGTGGCGGCTCCTTTTTTCAAATTCGAAACGATGTTCAAGAGGTCATCGCGCGTTAAGGGTTGCGCCGGCTTATTCTGCGCGCAATTGATTTCGTCAGCCATGATCGTGGTTCCTCACGGTTTGTGGTCAGAGGCTGTGGGATGTTAGCGCATCCTCCAGCCTCGCCATTGACGTTAACCGGCCAATGGCCGTAATGTCAACCCTATGAAAAAACCGCTTCCACAAATGACCGCTGCCGACCTTCGCGCAATCAGAGAAGCACTCGATGTGAGCCAGGCGGCCATGGCTGAGCTTCTTGGTGTGGACATCAGGTCTTACCAGCGTTGGGAAGCCGGGGAGCGCTCGATTCCGGGCCCAGCCGTATTACTTGCGCAGCGCTTAAAAAGTGAAAAACTAGGATAGTAATACTTCAGAAATACTTAAACACGCAGCTTGACAACGGCCAATGGCCGTAATACATTAGCGCACATAGACGGTGGTTGGCCCGTCCTGCGCTAAGAGGCTCCGGCCGAAAGAGGAACAAAGGCAGGGGATTTCCAACCACCCGAGATCAGCCCCAAGCGAGGGAATGGCGAAGCTATGCCAAGCGCCGGGCTGGATGAAAACCCGCCGCCGCCAAATCGCTGGGCAGTCCCAAGCCGCCAAACGCTCGCCGCCCGATGCCTGGGCAGCCAGACAGGCCACGCAGGACGCAGCCGCCGCCGCGGCGGGCTCATCTCTAATTTTTCAGGAATTTGTTGATTAGGCCATTTTCACATGGTCGCCCGGGCGGTGCTGAGAACACCGCGCCGGGCAGCGAAAACCCCAGGCTAGCGAGGTTTCACAATGGGGGATCGTACACCTAACCGCCTTCTCCGGGCAAGCCTGGTAGCGGGCGGATGCGGCGCGGGGCTATTTTGCCTCTACGCCGCTTTCTGCAACGGACAATCGTTCGACAACGGTCCCGGCGGGGTGATGTTCGGCATCGCGCTGGCGGCCGTTGTCTTCGTGTCTTGGATGATGCTGCCAGCTGCGGATTGGCGCCAGCGGGCGGGGTCTTGGGTGACGGCATGGGGCGTCCGGCTCTTGTGGATCGGGGCCTTCGTGTTCGTCGCCGGCAATAGTGCGATGTTCGCAGCTCTTCACCGCGGCGAGTCGGTGAACGGTAAGGGCCTAGAGATAGACCTTTATCAAACTGCGAAGGCCGATCGCGCGAAGGCGGAGCAAGACCTCAAGGGCATGGAGGCAAGCGATTTGTGGCAGGCAACGGCTAGCTGCGCCCTTCCAAAGGGCGCGAAGGCGAAAACCTTCTGCGACAATCATGCGGCCACCGATGCCCGGATTCAGGCAGCGCAAGCGGTCATCGCCAAGGGGAAACCCGCAGCGTCCGACCCCGGCGCGGAACTCGTGGCCTGGATCATCGACGGCGATGCCGGAAAAGTCGGGCGCGCTTGGCCCGCTTACCTCGGGGCCGTTGTCGAACTCATCGCGAGCTTCTGCTGGAAGTTCGCCTTCATCCAGGACAAAAAGCCGGCCCCGGCCGTGAAGCTGGAAGCCGCGCCGCAAGCACCCGTTGCGGAAGCCTTTGACCTTACCGCAGCCGCGCGCGCTCTCGCGAGCCGCCCGCGGAAGCCCAGGACCGCAAGACTTGGGCAAGCGCTTCTCCCGCCCCGCGCCGGCGAGGAAGCGTTGAGTCCGCTGCGCCAGCGGACGAAGCGGAAGGTTGAGGCATAGCCTGGCGCAGGCCCGAACGAACTTGAGCCCCGGCACGGCGACGTGACCGGGGCTTTTTTGTGCCCGCGAATCGGCTTCCTTGCCGGGGCATGCATTTTCCCGTAGCTTCGAAGTTGGAGATCACCATGGCCGATGAGACCGAAAACCTCACCATCCGCCTTTTGCAGGAGATGCGGAAGGAGATCGGCGCGCGCTTCGATGGCGTCGACTCGCGCCTGGACGAACTCAGCGTCGCCGTCGCCGTGCTTTCAGCCGATCTCAAAACCATCAAGGAAGATTCCGGCGACCTGCGGCGCGGGCAGAAGATCATCGAAACAGAGCTGCGAGCCCTTCGCGGCCGGGTTGAGCGCATCGAAGACAAGCTGGACCCGGTGAAGGTATAGCCGCCCGGAGACGGGCGGCGGCTGCGACTGCGCGGGCTACGCGGCAGGGATGTAAATCGGGTTGCCCTTGATGACGGAGGCGGAGATCGGCGTGCCCGTCGCGTGCGTGCCCGCGAAATTCGCCGCGAGCTGCAAATAGCGCTTGCCGCCTTTGTACCCGATCAACTGGACGGACGGGCTGGCATGCGCGGCCTGAAGCGAGAGAAGCACGCCGTTCGTCACGCTCGCCGGCGCCTCGCTTCCGGTCAGCTCGGCCGCGGTGACATTGGTGAAAGTCACCCCGTCATCGGATTCCTGAAGAACGAAGTTGATGTAGTTTGTCGAGTTGAAGGTGATGCCGCCAACTCCGACCTCGATCAGGACAGCGGCCGATTCATAGCCGGATAGATCGATGGGCGAGGGCGTGGTCGACGCGCTGTAGACGGCGGGCGCGATGGCTGAAACCGGGGTAATCCTGGATGCTAGGTCTTTGACGGCCATGGAAGTCTCCTTGAATTCGAAAGGCGCTCAAGCGGCACGCCATGCCTTGGCGCGCCATGCGAAAGGAGGCGCCAGACGGGACCGTTGACCCGCCCGGCGCCAAGTCGATGGCGAACGCATTCCCCCCTGAAAGGAAATCGCCATGCCTCGCGGAAAGGAACGCGAGGGCTTGCTCTGCTACCGGCCATGCCAGGCCGTCAGGAAACTCGTTAGCTCACAGAGACCTTGAGCTTAATCATGCTCTCGCCCAGAACGGGCGCGCCGCCGACGCGCCGCATAGCCACGAAGCGCGTCATGTTCTGGCTCGCGAGCGTGTAGGGGTCGCGGATCAAGGAAATGTTCATCCGCTCCACGATGATATAGGCCTGCGATATGTCGCCAAAGACCACCGGGAAGGCGTTCGCGCCAACATTCGGCATGCTGGGGCAATCGATCACGGGCCGCCCCTGAATGCTGGGCAGGCCGTCCTTATCCAGCGGAGACATATAATCGAACAGGTAGCGGCCGGTTGAGTCCTTCATTTCGCGGATGAGGCCCATCGTGGTCCTATTCATGAGCCAGGCGCCGCTTTGGGCGTAAACGGCCGGGAGCTGGAAGGGCAGAGCGACGATGCTATCTGCAGTGAGCGCAGAGGCGTTGCCGGTTGCATAATAGTTCGCCGCGCCGACGCCCGTCCCGTTCAAGATCCCGAGCGGCTGCTTGACGCCGCTGCCGTTGATGAAGGCAGCACCTTCCTGTTTTGCAAAAAGCTGGCTCAACTCGCGCGTGATCCAGGCTTCGACGTCGATGGCGCTATCCGCCAGAAAATCGTTGGAGATAGGAATCTCACACCGGATGCCGCTGACGGGAATATCCACCGCGCCATAGGTCGGGCCGGTGCTGCTGTCGGAATCATTCTCCGCGAGCCACTGCGCCTGGCTGTTCGCGGTGCGCTCGGGGATCCGAAGTGTATCGGTCCCGGTTGTCAGAACCATCGCCACGCGGCGAATTTGGTCGGCATAGATGAGGTTTTCGCGGATCGTCTTGCTGATTTCCAACGGCACGAACACGCCGCCCCCCGGGTCGCTCGAAGTCTGCAAGGCCGCTTGCGGCGTGCCGCCTCTCATCCACGCAACGAAGGATCTGCGGCGCTCACGGGCTTCCGGTGAGCTGGTATCGCCATCACGTGCGGGCGTGAGGAAGCCGGGCCGGTTCGCCCGGATCGAGGCCATTCGGCGGTCGCGTTCCTCGGCTCGCTCAAGCCTAGTTAGGGCCGCCCACGCCCGGCGTTCAAGGGACTGTGGATTACCCGCCAAACCGCGCGCATGGCGCTGTGCGGCAACGCGCTCGCGCGTGGCGCGGCTCTTAGCAATTATGTCTTCGACGGTGTCGGGCATGTCAGCTCTCCTCATGAGGGGTTCCGGTGATTTCAATCCAAGGTTCGGCGCGCGGCCTGGCGGCGGCGCGAGGCGGCGCGGCTAGGCGAAGGCGGGCGGGGTCGCGCGAAAGCGCCAGCTCGAGGCGGTGCCGCGTCTCGAGCATCCGAGCCTCGCTCGCCTGATAGGGCACAAGGGCGTGCCCGGAGCGGCCCGGCTCGGGCGTTTGCAAAGGCGCGGTCAGAGTAGGATTCGGGTCTATCACATGGCTGTTCTGGCCGTGATACTGGCTCGTGGCGGGTTGCGTGTTGACCGGCACGCGATAGGTGTCGCCGCCGTCGATCGGCGGCATGTGCTCGCGGTCGCGAACCTCGTTCACGCTCATGACGCCGTTCGTCAGCGCGGCCACATTGGCCTGCCACCGTGTCAGGCTTTCGGCGGTGGTGAAGTCGGAAATATCGTGCTGAAGGTAATAGCCGCGGCGCCGGTCCTCGGGACTCAGAAGCGAGATGGCAAAGGCTTTTTCCCACGCATCGAGCAGCGGCTGGAGGGTGTAGGTCACAAAAAACCGGCCCATGGTCTCGGCCGTGCTACCAATCGATTTCGACGGGTCGCCGACAAGGGCCATGGGCACGCGCCAGATGCGGCAGATGTTTTCGAACTGCTCGGCACGGAGTTTCGAGAACTCGGAATCGACGGAGTTGAAGGCCATGGGCTTCCATTCCAGGCCTTCTTCGAGCACAAGCGTCTGAGCGCTGCCCACACCGCCATGTGTTGCGTCCATTTGCCTGCGGAGCTGGCTCACGGCTTCAGCCGAAAGCACCTTTTGTGTTTGCAGCACGCCGGACGGCCTGGCGCCGCGTCCGAACAGCCGGACAAGATGCGCCTCCATGGCAATCCAGTTCGAGATGACGCGCCAGTGCTTGAGCACCGGAGAGTCCCCGAGATATGGGATCGTTGTGCCCAGTTCGTGTATGTGAAGCAGGTCGCAGCGGTGCAACTCATAAGAGGAACCGTCCGGGCCCGTGACGATGTAGAGCGGCTTTAGCGGCTCGCGCGGATCGAAGGTGAGCGCGACCTGCTCGGGCCGCAGCGCCCATAATTCGGCGGGATCGCCCCTGTAGTCGCGAACGATCCACGCGTAGGCGTTTCCCCAAAGCAGGGACATGGCCTGGCTATACTGCCGGAATTCGAGCCAGGTCATTTCCGGGTTCGGGATATCCGCCAGCATTTCGGCAACGGGATGGTCCATCTGGCGGCCCATGGCCCCGCCGCGTTCGTCCTTGGCGTGAAGGTGGCACTCAAGTTGCGCGAAGCTCTGCGATATGACCTTAATCACGGCATCAACTGGCGCACATTGCAGCGCCTGGTAGGGGCCGACACCTTCGCCGCCGTAGACGGAGCCATAGGTAAGCAGCTCATAACCGCTCGGCCCAGACGCAGAGGCGCGTGGCCTGGAAAGCGCCGCCCTGAAGTTGCGGGCCGCGTCCATAGCGACATCGCGTAGGCCTTCGAGTTTGCCGAGGTTCAGCCGCATCTTATAGGTTCCGGTTTCCTCTACTCACCGCCTGGCTGATCATCGCCGCGATCTGGCCCGAGCTTTCCTTGAACGAGCCGGGGTCCGGCGTCTGGAAGATGAAGGTATGCCCGGCCGCGCCCATGCCGGCCGGCATCGAGCCGTCCTTCGGAATGACGGTCTCGCCCTGTTGCAGGATGGCGGGCACTTCGCCCGGCAGGAGGCCCGCTATGCCGCCCTCGTGGTAGCGGTGCGCGCCCGCGAAGACGCCGGGGTTTACCCAGCGCCCGAAGCCTCCCGAGCCGACTTCGCCGCCATCGTGGAAGATGCCCGAGAACATCTTGCCGAGGCTTTCGAAGGTCACGGGGCTGCTGCCGGTGCCGCCGTTCTGATTGCCGAAAATGCTGCCGAACAGGCTGTTGAGGCCGCCGCCGATGAGGCCGAATTGGTTCGCGCCGGGCCCCGTGGTCTTGCCGTTGCCGAACAGCGGTTCGAGGATCGCGGCCTTCAGCACCATGCGCTCGATTGTTTGCGCGAAGTCCCGCTCGATCTGGAACATGCTCTGCTTGTGGCCGGACTGCATGTTCTCGAAAACCTTCATGAACTCGCCTTCGAGGGTCTGCATGCTGCCCCTGAGCAGTTCGTTGGTCTTGTCCTGGGCGTTCTTGATCTTGGCCTGGGCGTCGGCCTCGATGGTCACGATCGCGACGGCGTACTGCGCTTCGCTGATCTTCTTTTCCTCGAGGAGCTGCTTGAAGTGGTCCCTCTCCTTGTTCTCCTCGGCTATGATCGCGCCCATGGTGTCGTGCGTGTCGGTGAGGTAGCGCTTCATGAGATCGTCCAAGGCGCGCTGGCCTTCGGCGAGCTTTTTGGTGTTGTCGTCCGGGTCTTTGCTGTCCACTTCTGGAAGCGGGGCGGTGCGGGAAGCGCCGGCGCGAGCGTCTCGCTCGGCGAGGAGCTTGTTCAAGACCTCAAGGTCTTCGGCAGCCTTCTTCGCGAGCCGGTCATATTCCTCGGCCTTCGATTCCGAGCCGAAGATGTCCTCCCAGATCGTATGGTCGAAGGTGCCTTCCTTGCCGCTCTGAAGCTGGCGCATCCGCGCCTGCGTGGCTTCGAGCGTCTTGGCGATGGACTGGATGCGGGCTTCGAGGCCAGCGTCCGAAACACCCGCCAGGCCCTGGAAAGCATCGAAGGCTTGCCGGACAGTACCCGAGAGCCCGAGCAAATCCCGGCTGATCTCTCTGATGACGGGCGAGATGTTGAGCAGGGCCTGCTTGAACTGCAAATCGATGACATTGGCGAGCTGCGCGAAGCCGTTTTTTATATCCTGGCTGTGCCGGATCACGCTCTCATCGACAATTGCGTTATAGCTTTTCGCTTCTTCGCCCGCGCGCTGAAATCCGGCCGCTCCCTCGTTCAGGACCCGCGCGATATCGGCATTGCTCTTGCCGAAGGCATCGCTCGCGAGCTTGGCTTGATCGTAAGGGCTTTTTAGCTTGGCGATCGCGTCGGCCATGACGCGTATGCCAGCCTCTGCCGTGGTGGCGCCCCTAAGCTGAGCAAGCAGCGCTTCATTCGTGCCTTCGAGGTTCTTCTTCAGGTCGCCTTGATCGGCTTTCAGTTTGCCCAGCTCGGTTGCAAAGGTTCTGAGGCCGTCAGTGACCTTTTTGGACTCGACGTTCGCGGCGTTCGCCTGGTAGCCGAGCACTTGGAAAAACTCGGTCGAAACGGCGGCCTTGTCGGCCTCGTCGCCGATTTTCTTGAACTCGTCGATACCCTTCTGAATTTCGCTATGCAATAGGCTGAAGATCGCGACCGGGGCGGCAGTCGCCAGCGCGGCCCTCGTCGCCGAAATGGTCTCGCCGATATGACCGAACACGGATTTGAAGGCATCATCCAGACTACGAAGCGATGCGCCCGTGCCGGATTCGAATTGCTTCATCGCGTCGGTGGCGTCCCGCAGCGCCGCTTCGAGGCCCTTAACGTCGCCGTCGATGACTGCGGTCAGGTCGGGGTTTGAAGACATAGGGCGCCCTTCGGTTGAGGCGGTGCGCTCACGCAGCGGACCACGTGAACGCACCGGGCAGAGGCAAGCCCAAGATGCCAGCAGTCGCTATGCGCAGGAAGGCGGCGTCACAATCTTTACGTTCTTTACCATTTTGTCCCATTCTCTCCGCCAAATGGGCGGCGGAAGCCTAAGGACGTCGCATCGGCGAAGCTGGAATCGGCTAGGGCGGCATTGGCGGCGGCGAATCGGCGCGATTTTTAGGGGGGCCATCGTCCGGCGCCCTGGGCCATCGTCCGGCGCCCTGGGCCATCGTCCGGCGCCTGGGGACCAAGAGAGAAAATGCCTTAACCTATTGATCTAAAAAAGCTATTGGCCGAAAAAAGTTTTCCGAAACACGCCGTGGCGGATTTTTCGATTACGCGCGCGGTTGTGGGGTAGGTCGCGAATATAATCAGACCCCCTATCCCCTCAGGTCCTCCTTTTTCGCCGGGGCCAGGCGACAGACGCGCCCAGCCTGATGCGTGTGTGACGATCGGGCTGGGCGCTAATCCCGTGCAGCCGTCTCACAGACTTGAGCAGTTGAGGCCCCGCTGTTCGAGATGCACCTGTGGCTCACGCGCGCATGTAGACAGTCGCAGAATTCGGGCGAAGGCGGTAGCGGATCGAGGCCTTTTCCCCATCCGTTTTTGCGGGACGACATTCGCGCCGGGAGATGCGCGAAGATGCGTATCTGTCCGGTTCGCTATGCTTCCCTATATTTATGTTTCACAAAATTGCATCATTGATTTTGCTGATGTTTCACGTTTTTCCTTATGGCGAACTATACCGGACAGATAACATGCTAACAGAGCAATAATGCTATTGTATAACAAAGGTTTAAGAGAAAATAGTGCAGGCAAACACTTGGTCGATCTGTCCGCAAACTGCGGACAGATCGCAACTGGTTTTGCCAGGGGTGAAGCGCATCAAAGCCTTCGAAGTGGAGGCCGAGGGCAGCCTCTTGAGGATGGACGGCGCCAGCTAGCATCGAGCCGGATGCCCTGTTTGGCCCTTGTCCTTTTGTGCCCAATGCGGGCGTCCTCAAGGCCGAATCGCTGCTTTAGCACCTCGCCGAACTTCTTTCGTCCGAGGGGGTAATAGTCGCAAACGCCGCACCAGTAGCGGAATGACGCATAGAGGTCGGCGAACAGCTCGACGGAGTCTGTCTCGCGGCTTGTGCACCGGACCAAGAACTTCCAGACAATGCCGGCCGGAGCCGCCTGCCGCATGGCGTCACCGGGGCGGCTCGCTTTTGTCGGACCGCTCTTGCGCGATCTGGCGGCGCGCTCGGCTTTCAGGAGAAGCGATTCTTCGGCTGCCTCCCTCAATTCGCTGTCGAGGCGTAGCCCCATCCAGCCACGGCGCCGCGCCCTGCCGTCTCCGATCTTCGCGGCTACGAATCCATGCTCCGAAAGAGCACGGCCAAAGCAGGACACGCCCATCGGTTTGACGCGTCTGCGGCTGCACCAGCGGCGGTAAACCCAATAGAGGACGGCCATGGGCTCAACCGCACTGGCGCAATCACCCGTGCCGTAGGCGCAGGTCGCATCGAGAAATCGCTCAATGGCGTCCTCGGAAGGCAAGCGTGCCGGCATCTTCAAGGCGGGGCGGCCCATCGACTAAGCCTTGAGCCTGATTCCGATTCGCACTTTCCGGCGCCCGCTATGCCGTTTGCGCACCGGGAAGCCGAGCTTGCCGAGGCGGCGGCCGAATGTGGTGAGCGTCATTTCGTTCGCCCGGCCGGTGCTGCACCACTGCTTGAAGCCCTCAAAGAGCTTCACCGTGGGCTCGTAGAAATCGGTTTGCCCTGGCATGGCGGCGGCGGCCATGTCGATTTCACATAGCTCGGCGACAAACCGTGAAACAGGGTCCAGAGCAGCAGCCTTCGGCAAAAACGCGGATGTCGCCGCCATCACCGCAGCCGCATGACGCTGGCCGCCTTTAGAGCTGTAGCGCAGGCCTTCGAGCAGCCATTTGCGGAATATCGCGTCGCCGGGCTCGTGAGCCTCGAAGGCTTCGAGCGCGCGGCGGAGTTCAAGCGCTGTCGCTTCGTTCATAGCGTTCTCCGTGGGACGGGGAACGCATCACAAGGGGCGCAATAGGACCACGCCGCCGAATTTCATGGGCGTTTCTTGGGCGGAGCGCTAACGCAGCACTAAAACGGAAGGCTATGTCTTTGAATTTATTGGTCGGGGCGGCGTGATTCGAACACGCGACCCTCTGGTCCCAAACCAGATGCGCTACCAGACTGCGCTACGCCCCGACAATGCTTCCGCCGATATCTAGCCGTTCCGCGGCGCCTCCGCAATAATCAAACGCACGCGGCCAAGGCTTCAGTCCCGGCGGCGAGGTCAGCGTTAGCACATTTGGGGGAGTTGATTACACCAATGTTTCGGGGCAGACGAAGTCTTTGAAATCCATGGCGGCGTTTCCCCAATTGTCATCCCGGAGGCCGCTTGCGGCAATGCGGGATCGCAAGAGACGCGGGCGTCTATAACGATCCCATGTCTGCACAGCGGCACTTCGCGCCGCAGTGCGCACGGGATGACGAACTTGGGTTTCGGCTATCTGCTGGACATGAAACCCCATCATCCTTCGGCAAGCTCAGGATGAGGCGGTGCATCAGGCCGCGGCCTCATGGTGAGGAGGCCCGAAGGGCCGTCGCGAACCATGGCGGTAAGCGCTTTGTTTCTCTTTAGGCCTTGCAAGCGTTCACACGGTCCACGGCATTCGAAGCCGCCCTCGCGATTCACAGCAGGCAGAAGCCGTCGCCAGGGTTGCTCAAGACTACCTCGCGCTGAAGGTCGACCGGCGTCTCCTGCGGCATTTACCCGAAGCCCTTGCGCCGAACGCGATGGGCCTACGGTAAAAGCCGGCGTTTACGGGACCGCTCTCGCGCGGCACACGGAAATTTCATCAGGCGCCGGCCGTCTTGGCTTCCCATTTGTTGTCTCTGCGCCCGCGGAAGTCCTTGCCCGGGCAGCAACGAAATGTTAACGCTATTTACATTCATGGAGGTTCTCCGAGGCCATGCAAGACGAAGCTGACAAACCGTTCTGGCTCCAGGGCAACATGGCGCCGGTCTTGGAAGAGGTCACGGTTTTCGATCTCCA